TACTGACCCATCGTTTAATATAAATATATTAACCCCTCTAGCCGTCGGAGGATAGAATCTCCGCAAGTTCCTAGCAGGACTATTAACAGGAAACGGTGTCACATCTAACGTAGGTACTGTATTTTCAAACACAGGCACATATTTTTTGCGGAACAACAGTTGATCTATAGACGTAGTTGCCTGTATAACAGTAGCTGTTATGTTCTGGTCCATGCTAACAGTCACAGACGGCACTGTAGACGTTCCAGCAATCACTGAAGGTGCTATACCAGCGTCACCTGTAACGGTCACAGAAGGCGTTGTAGCAGCCGTAGAAATGACGCTAGGGGCTACACTCGCTGTACCAGATATAGTCGCAGATGGAGTTGTAGCAACACCAGCAATAACACTAGGGCTAACCCCTGCATCACCTGATATGGTAGCTGATGGCGTAGTAGCGCTAGTCGCTATAACGCTAAGAGTTACACTAGCTGTCCCTGTTACAGTCGTAGCAGGTACAGTTGTCGTACCTGCAATCACCGCAACGGCAACATTCGCAGAGGCTGTCACGGTTACAGCCGGTACAGTCGCAGAACACGCTATTACCGAAGCGTTTACTGTTGCGTTCTGTTCTGCTAAACGGTAAAGACCAGAAGTCCTGTAGTCTCTGGAAGTACGGTACGCTATACCAGCCACGCACTAGCCCTCCAATACTTCTATACGGTCTTTTAAATCTTTAATAATTCTAATTAAAGGAGCAACAAGCATTTCATAATACACAGCTCTTGGAGTTTCCCCCCAATGCCCCTCATCATAGCGGACAGCATACTCGTATCCAGCGTTGTGTAAACTTTCAGCAGATAACCCTGCTTCAAGGGGAACAGACGCATCGTCATCAATGCTTCTAAACTTAATAGGTCTAGCATCCAAAATTTGATAAGCCTCTGAAAGAGGCAAATCTACAATGTCTTTCTTAAAACGTTCGCTAGAAACGTACTCTCTAACTTTGCCAAAAGTACTACCAGTCGCATCAGAAGCACGCAAAGTCCAATAACCACCAGATGAAAAAGTATCTCCTTGACCTAACCAAAGATTTTTCCAAACTTTACCTGACTTACCTAAATCAGTTGAGTCATTTGAGTAAGGATAAAATTCGTTGCTGTCAAGCACTAATTCCGCAGCGTCATTTACGCCCCAATACATGTTTGCATTTTCAGCATATATGTGCGCTCCACTTGCATTTTGAGATCCGATATCTATAAAACCATCACCAGTTTCTATTCGTAAAGAATCATTGTCACCTTCTTGCAACTTTGGACCGTTAGTAGTGTTGTCTCCAATAATTACAGAACCATCACTTAAAATACTCATAGCCCTAGTAGGCGAACCATTATTAGGGGTAACCATAAACACAAGACCTGTAGACTCATTAGCATCCGTACCACTACGTTTCTCAGCGCCTATTTTAGCGCCGACAAAAGTATTAGGGGAATCATCAGACGCTACCCAAAACTCAATAGCAGGACCATCACCAGTAGCAAGGTCTTGTGAATTGTCAGTATCAGTTAACTTCAACGTTAACAAAGAAGTCAAACCACTACTAGCTTGCTCCTTTGTAATAGTTACATTATCAACCAACGTAGGCGTAGTATCCCACGCAGACGTACCAGAACCAGTACCAACCAACAACGCACCACTAGAAGCAGTCGTATCACCAGTACCCAACTTAGTTTCTAACGCAATAATCGCACCAGAATGATTCGTATGAACAACATCATGCTCCTTACCGGAATCATCCATCTCATCCGTAGAAGCAATAGTAGGTTGCTGAGTCGAAGTATCTAAACTACCAGGAAAATTTGTAGCCATTCAACCTCTATTCGTCGCCGTAAAGGGACTCCTCAGATGCGGTAGTCTTACCAGCCAAAGAACATGACTTATCGCCAATCTTCGTAGCAGCCCAGCTCTTAAGAACTGACAACACAGCAGCAAAACCAGAAGCTATAACAAGTTTCCAGTTACTTACACCCATGTCAAGGAAGCTGTTACCACTGATCGTGGCTACCGCTGCTTGTACAAACGTTGCTGCACATCGCTCAAGTAAATCTAGATATTCTTTCATCGTAATAATGCCTTCCAAGTATTTGGTCCAACTACGCCGTCAACATATAGTAGCCGACGCTTCTGGAACTCCACAACAGCCTTTCGAGTAAGTCTGCCATAATCCGAATCTATTTTGTACCGATACAATCCCTTAGCAGCCAACAACTGTTGCACCACTTTGACCGCTGCCCCTTTAGATCCTTTCTTCAAAGGATGAGCAGTAACTAGTGCTTCTATCTCAGCAAACGCAGCAGCAATACCCTTAACATCTTGCTTCGCTGTTTTCTTAGCCTTCGTGCCTTTCAATGCTGGTGCATCAAACCATTTGACTTTGCCGTTTACGACTTTGCAAGGCTGATGATGCCACCACTCGCCAGGCACATAAGCAACCATGCCATACGACTTTGCTATGGCGTTCACTTGAGAAGTACTGATACCTTTACCAGTAATTCTAAAATCAACGGCATAACCCCAGTTAACGCTGGTTGTTGCATGTGATATGACCCTTGGAAACCTGACGCTGTTTTGCGATCAGGGTTAGCAGCTAGGTTAAATCCTGGCCTACCGCTTTTGTATCCGTCGTAGAAGTATTTTTGTTGTGCGTAGGTTCGTACTCCTGATACGACTTTGACTTTGTTGCGGATACGGCTGTCTCTAAAGAATGCTTCTAGTCTGCGTTTGAACTCTGGGTGTAGTAGTTCGATGTTAACGTGTTTACTCGTCGTTGGTATCATCTTGTTGTTCTGTTAGCTTTCTGATCTGTATTGTTTGTATGCAAATCTTTAGTTGTAGTGGGTATTGTCTTTCTAGTTCTTGTAAAACTTCTACTGGGCTAATTTCCATGTTTTCCTTATG